TCAAGGCTTAGGCACCTTGATTTTGTTGATTTCTTTATATAATGTTTCAATTACGGTAGATGTATAAGTATCAAAGGTTATATCTTTCATTTTGTGACCAAGAATACGTTTTCTTATAAACAGATCAACGTTGTTAGACTGACATAATGTTGCAAATGTATCCCTAGTATCATGTATTGTATGTTTCATATTATGATCAGTTAAAAAAGAGGAGAACATAGATGAAAACTGATAGTAGGTACAGTCAATTATTCTTTTCTTTTTCTTCATCAACAGCTGTTTAACAAAAGGTTCGATAAAAGTATGAATGGGAATTACTCGATTTTTACCTGCATCAGTTTTTGATCCAGATACTAAATAGGGGAATTCTATGTTTAAACAAATATTTTTACGCGGGATATTCAGCAGTTCATTTGCTCTTAAACCAGTGAATATATAAATAAGTATTATTTTAGCCGTATCGCTGTTGTCGCTCATCAATGCTCTTATTTCGTCATTTGAGAAAGCATAATGTTTAGTGCTTTCTTTTGCTTTGCCACATTTTATATATTCAGTGTAATCATCGTCACGATTTATATATTTGTGAATAACTGCATATTCAAATATTTTGCTAACTAAAACTTTCATATGTACTTTTGTACCGTAACCAGCTTTATCACGATCAAATATTTCCTGCAGATCGGCCAGACTTATTTGACTGATCTTGTGGTGGTATATACTATTAAAATGTTTAATCCACGATCTATAACCTTGAGCAGCACTTTTGGATAATGTGCACAATTCTTCCTGGTATATAATATCAAAGATTTCTTTAAAGGTAGGCATATTCTTTTCACGCTGATCAACAAGTTTTTGAAATGTATCAGGTGCCAATGCTTCAGCTTCCGTATCAGTAATCTTATTCTTTTGACCAAGCCTGTACAAAGTCAAAGCATCGTCAGCCTCATCCCAGGTCTCAAAAGTTCCTAAAACTGTTTGTATCTGCCTACCGGTAATAATATCTTTTCCAGTAGTTATTTTAGCGCACCAGGGTCTTCTACGTTTACCTGATAGTTTTATTACTGTTCCTGCTTTATTTGGCCTGCGCTTAAAAGTCTGCTTTCTAGCCATAATGAAAACACGTCCTTTCTATAATTTGCCTTAGACGTGTTTAAATGATATAATTAAGCACGTAAAAGGACTTTTGGTTGAGTCTTTTATAATTATGAAGTATTGGTAGTACTTCATTCAAACTTCACTGTTGGTAGCAGTGGAGTTTTTTTGTTTTGAATTAATTTAAGATATAAGTTATACTTATGATAGATATAAGTATAACTTATAATTAAAAAGGTTGCGAATCTTTTAAGAGTATTTGTAATATAGTATAAATGAATAGAGTATATAATTATTATCGCGAAAGGGTGAAACTAAATGAATGAAGAATTAAATAAAAGTGAAAAAATAAATCTATTCATTAAACTAGCTGGAGAATTACTAAGCAAGGAATCAATGCAAAAATTAGTTCCAGTCCTCTTAAAAGATTGTAAGGTTATGTTAGATATAGGAATTACTGGATTGCATGGTGAACCGGGCTATTGTACATTATCAAGCGAGGAGATTTCATCTTTAATGAAGGAGTTAAATATTGAAGTAACCAAATCTGGCGAATTTGTAATACTGCCCCATTCGTTTAAAAATTCTCTTAATGACTGATTGTTATTTACTAGTCCGATTCTAGAAACTGAATTCCATAAAGTCGGAACTTTTTTAAATACATTTAAAAGTGCTTTAGCTACTGTTCTGTTGTATTCCCTATAGTATTGATTTTTTGCCATCATATTAAATATTTCAGAGTTGTTTGTTAAATCAATTAAATTAAATTGTGCACATTGATCATTAGAAAGCACATTTTGTGCATAATTTTTTATGTGTGTACTATATTCAGGAAAGATTATATTGGTAGCCCATCTCTCAGCTAAAATATCCATGAAATAAACAGATGCAAGTTCACAAATGCTTTCTTCTAGCCATTTAAACTTTTGAGAGGTATAACCAGATATGCAATAATGACATAATTCATGACAATATTGGTAGGCAACCTGACACCAATAAATAATATTGGCATTTAAAACAATTCTATCTGTTTGTTTGTAACAAATTGGTGCGCTACTATTGTTTGTAGTATCAAAAGATACAGTAAGTTTGGAAACATCAAAACTGTCAAAGTGTTGAAAATATATTTCATTTATTAAATTTATCTCATACGCTATTGTACTAATGTTGTTGTCCCAATTATTGTATGTATATATGCCTTTTTCTATTTTCATTTACTAATCATCTCTCCCTTCTGTTAAAATAGAGATTTCAATATCTGAAATTTTTAATTTTTCGATTCTTTTAATGTAATAGCAATGTTTTGTTATACTGAAATTTATTTGGAATCTGTTGTTCATGATATTCTCTATATCAAAGGTATTGTGATACTGTGCGCCAAATACAAAAGAATATTTACTATTTTTAGAAAAGAAACTGAGATCTTTTGGATAGTATATTTTAATTCTTAGATTATAAGGATTGTATAACGATAAATTATATCCCATATTTAAGAGTGGTATTTTAATTTCATTTTGTTGTTGTATGTCCATGCCATCACCATCTATGCATTTTATTCCAGAAAAATATATACAGTCTAATATACAAGCATAAGTGTTTGCGTTAAATAATTGAAAGTTAATAGTTAAATATTCATCTTTTTTTGATGCATCAACTAAAATTATTTCATAAAATTTATTATTAGTCTCTATATTATCACATAGACGAAGATTGACAATTGGTGCATACTGTAAAATTAGGTCATCATGTCGTTGTCCCTCTAATTGTTTTTGTTGTTCAATTAAATCCTTTTTTTGTTCTTTTATTGTCCACCAAACACCATATAAGGTAAGAAAACCACCAAGTATAGATCCCCCATATCCAACTATTGTTAATCCAGTATCATATGATATGGTTCCATACCTACTTGGTGTTAAAATGACTATTGGGAATAGGACAGTAACTATAAGTACTATAACAAGCATTTTCCAGTTTTCTTTAAAAAAATTCATTTTATTTACTCTTCACTATCTCGATTATTTACCATAACATTAAGCATAGAAATTATTTGATGAGCTTCATTAAATAATTTTTGGTAATCTTTGCTTGTATTTTTTATAGGCTTATTAATTAAACTAATCATAATACAAGGGAAATCAAAATCATTCATAGTTATTTTAACAATTAGTTTAGTGACTTTTCTTTTAGTAGTCTTTTTTCCGGTTACTGCGCCTACAACTGCTCCAGCACCACCTAATGCTACTCCACCAACTAATGCACGTCCAAGTCCCCCGCTAGCGAGGCTGATATCATCTTCCAATAATTCAAAATCGATAATATCACTAAAATTAAAAATTTTATCACAAGAGGCATTTTTAACTTTAAACAACTTATTTGTTGTATCGATTTGCAAGTCACCAATTTTTTTGTTAGAATTAAATAATTTTTTTACTGCTTTTTCTTCGGCCTTTGCCTCTTTTTTCTCTATTCTGTTTTGCTCAATATCATCTAGTTTATTTTCTAGAGTTTCTTTAGTTGCCTCTAATGTAGCTTTTCCGATTTTCTTTGAGGCCTCAAGCGTTTCATCTAAAATACTGCTAAATTTATCCTTAAATTCCATATAATTAACCCTCCTTTTTTATTTAAACATAATATGTTATTATTAAATTAAATTCATTACTGAATGCCATACTTTTAATGGAATTCCCTTTTCCATGGCAATAAAGTCTATATTTTCTTGTTCTTTTATATTGATATCGCTCATTAGAAGCTTGCAGGCAAAACTGTTAGCTTCTTTTTCAATTTTAGTCTTGTATACCCTTGTGAGATAATTGAAACTTACATCACATTGATAATGCAATAAGTAGTGGCCAAGCTCATGCGCTTTTAAAAACTGTTCATAATTTTCATTTAAATCTGGCTGAATAAAGATTGTTGCTTTCCCATAAAAGTCTATTACTAATCTTGATTCAACTGTTTTCCCTCTCAGTTCTTTATGTATTATGTCTATGTCAAAATAATCTAATGTCTCGTTCAATCCGTTTTTATTGTAATATTTAATTACGTCATGAACTTCCATCACTATTTTTTCCTGTGTTTCTTTGCCATGATTTGTAGCATTTCGGATAGATCCTCAGCCATTTCAATTATTTCTTCTTCAGACATAGTATCGAGGTCGTAACCACAGTTATTTGCTACTACAGGAACTCTTAGAATAAATTCCATTGCATCAGTTACTGTTTCAAAGTGGTCGGGGATGTAATTAGAATTAAATCGACTTCTATCTTCAACTAAATCGGATTTTTCAACTCCAAAATAATTTGCTAACATTTCAATTTTATCTATTCGAGGATATGTTTTTGCATTTACCCAATCAGAAAAAGTCGAGGGTTTAAACTTTAACGTGTTACAAATGTCTGTTTGTGTAACGTTATTTAGTTCCATAAGTCTTTTTATATTTTTTGCCATTATTTCTTTATTTCCTAAGTCACTCAATTTAATCACCTCTTCTTACTGATATTATACGGTTTTTACGTAATATAATCAAGATAAAATAAAAAGTTTACGGCAAAACCGTTGACAATACGGTTTAACCGTAGTAGAATAAATGTGTCAATAGGGAGGTGGTAGCGTTGGACAAGACAACAGGAGTGAAATTCACTCTAAAAACGATTAGGGAAATGCGTGGATTATCTCAAATAGATGCAGCCAAAGCCATTGGAATCAGCGTTGATACTTTAAGTAATTACGAACGTGGTAAGTCGTATCCAGATATTCCAGTCTTACGCAAAATTGAAAAGACTTATAACATTAAGTATAATCAGCTTATTTTTTTACCATTGGATTACGGTTTAACCGTAAATGATTAAAACAGATTAGGAGGAAGTTATGGAAAAGGAAGATATAAAAAAGATTTTAGAAGAACATTTACAGATGCTTTCTAAAATCTCAAGTGATGAATCATTAATGATTGAAAATCCAATTTTATTACAGGTAATAAATGACGGGATAAAGACTACTGCATTAGCGCTTTTGTTTTTTGATAAAGTTTGGCATTGATTGTTTTTTAGCGAGTTGCTCCATCTCTTTTTGGAGATCGTCTAGCTTACTAATATTATTGATGGTATTTTCCAAATTCAATTCCCCGTTAAAAAATCTCATAGCCAGATCAGAGGTTGCATCATCTGATTTAGAATCCTTTTCTAATTGATGCTGAATCTCTAATTGTTCAATGTTGTGCTTGTGTTCAGATTCTAGTTTATCAATCTCATGTTGATGTTGTAATTTTAGCTGATTAATCTCAGAATCTTTAGAAATTTTAATTTGTATAATTTTTGAATCACAGGTCTTTTTAGTAACAAGATATGTAATGATAGAGGGAATTGTGGCAGATAGTAGCACAGTTAAAATATTTTCAAAATTCATTATTATTTCACCTCACTTTCTATATTGGGATTCGACAAATCAATTATAGCACGTGTGAAGGTGATACATCAAAGGAGGTGAGAAAGATGGAAAAGGTTGAAGCTCTAGGCGTTACGTTTGAAGAGATTAAAGAACGTACGGGACTGAGTAAGGATTTTGTGATTAGTGCAGTTGTTAATGGATCCTTTCCAGGTAGTTACAAAATAACAGAGTGCGGAAAGCGATACATTTATGTTCCGCGAGGCGCATTTGAAGATTACATGACAAAGTGGCATCGGGAGCCGAGTGAAAAGCTGATTGATGCGTTGATAATTGCGTACAACAAAAGTACAAAAAAAGGCACTGCGCCAACAGTACCTAACAAAATTAAACCATCTTCATTATAGAAGATATTTAGGAGGAAGTCAAAGTGGAAGATAAGATTAAGGCTTTAGTAAGAGAATTATTTGATTCAGGCATGACTTTAGATGAAATCATTGAAACTGTAGCATCTATTGCGATGACTGAGGACTTTAAGAGGAGCACCAACCATGAACCTCAATAATCTAAGACCTCGCGGTATCTTAACAATTGTATTAGCTATTTATCTAGCAGCGGAATTATTAACGGGAGTTATAGGGATGCTCTTATGAAAGATAAAACATTTATTAAATTTCTTAGCATATTTTTAGTTCTGTTTATTGTGCTAAGTGTTTACCAGGTATTAGTAATTAGAAATTTAAAGTCCAGTCTCGAGACAGTAACAAAGGATCGGGACTGGGTGATTGAAAAATATAACCAAAAGGAGAAGAAATATGGAAGATAAAATCAAGGAATTAATCGAATCAGCAATGGAATCAGGAGCTGATATAAAAGTAGTAAAGATTAACGGCAACAAAAGCAAATCAATAAAAAAACTATTAGATGAAATTGAAGAAAATATGGATCCGAAAACGCTGATACAGTATGAATTTAAAATCAGTCCTATTGAAAATTCAATCTGCGGAAGTCTTAGGTTTGCCATGCTCAAGTATGTTGAAGATATCAGTACCCTTACAAAAGAAGATATAATTGAAATTTTCAAACCAGTTGAGGATGTATTAAAAGAATGTGGAAAAGAATTTATAGAAAAATTAAATGCAAATAAAAGAGTTCCATCATCTGAAGAAGTAAGAAAAATTATGGATGAACTGTTGGGGGATAACAAAGATGTCAACTAACTTCAACCATAACATGTTCAGTAAGAATCTTAATGACGCTTATTTTGAAATAATCGAACAGAAGCGTGAGGATCTAAATATCCGCTGTCGTGTAGAAACGAATGTAAATGACGAGACTGTAAAAGTTTATGTCATCAAAAAGAATAAGATTATCAAAATCATTACTTTTAAGGGAGGAAACAGAAATGACAATTAAAATTAACAGCCTGGAATTGGAAAATGTAAAACGCATTAAAGCAGTTAAAGTTGAACCAAATCAAAATGGTTTGACAGTTATTGGTGGAAGAAACAACCAGGGCAAGACATCGGTATTAGACAGTATTGCATGGGCACTGGGTGGCAATAAATTTAAGCCGAGTAATGCTGCTAGAGAAGGATCCACAGTTCCACCTAATCTGAATATTACATTAAGCAATGGATTGGTAGTGGAGCGTAAAGGTAAGAACAGCGCATTAAAGATTACTGACCCTAATGGAAACAAGGCAGGTCAGCAGATACTGAATGGATTTATCGAAGAACTGGCTTTGGATCTTCCAAAGTTTATGGAAGCTTCAAATAAGGAGAAAGCTAATATTCTATTAAGAATAATTGGTGTCGGGGAACAGCTTGCAAAGCTGAATTATGAAGAAAGTGAAATCTATAATAATCGATTGGCTATTGGACGAATTGCTGATCAAAAGAAAAAATATGCTAAAGAACAGGTATTTTATTCTGAAGCACCTAAAGATTTAATTTCGCCTCAGGAGCTAATTAATCAGCAACAGGCAATATTAGCAAAGAACGGGGAGAATCAACGCAAGCGTGATAAAGTAACTCAAATTGAATACAGTGTATCGATTTTAACTGAAGAGGTAGCTGCACTACAAAAACAGTTACTAGCTAAGCAAACTGAATTAAACAAAGCGACAAATGATCTAACTATTGCTAAAACGGATGCACTAGATCTTATTGATCAGTCAACTGAAGAACTTGAAAAAAATCTTGCTGAAATTGAAGAAATAAATCGTAAAGTTAGAGCAAATTTAGATAAGGATAAGGCTGAAGAAGACGCGAATAATTACGCTAGTCAGTATAATGAAATGACTGTAAAGATTGAAGAGATTCGCAAACAGCGTATTGATCTGTTAAAAGGTGCTGATCTGCCACTTCCTGGACTAAGTGTTGAAGATAATGAACTTACATATAACGGCAAGAAATGGGATGGAATGAGCGGGAGCGACCAGTTAAGAGTTGCAACTGCTATTGTACGTAAATTAAATCCGGATTGTGGATTTGTATTGATTGATAAGTTAGAACAAATGGATATTGAGACTATGAATGAATTTGGAGCGTGGCTTGAACAGGAAGGGCTGCAGGCAATTGCTACAAGAGTATCTACTGGTGATGAATGCTCGATTGTAATTGAAGATGGATACGTAAAAGGGCAAATGCTTGAAGAAAATCCATCAGTGCTATCGTCAGTAAATGGAGGTATAAAAGAACAAGCTGAGACACCTAAATGGAAAGCGGGTGAGTTTTAATGAATGGATTTGTAATTACAGATGGGGTTATAAACGGTGCTAAGAAAGTAGTTTTCTATGGTCCAGAGGGAATTGGTAAATCAACCTTTGCTTCAAAGTTTCCTGATCCGTTATTTATCGATACCGAAGGATCTACAAAAGAACTTGATGTTAAAAGGCTGCCTAAACCGACATCTTGGCAGATGATTATCCAGGAAGTTCAGTGGATCATTCAGACAAAACCATGTAAGACACTTGTGATTGATACCGCTGACTGGGCTGAAAGACTATGTGTAGAAGCAGTGTGTTCAAGACACGGCAAGAGTGGGGTTGAAGAATTTGGATACGGAAACGGCTATACATACGTCGCAGAAGAATGGGGTAGATTCTTAAATCTTCTCCAGGATGTGATTGATGTGGCTAATATCAATGTTTTATTAACTGCACATGCAGTAATTAGAAAATTTGAACAGCCTAATGAAATGGGAGCTTATGATCGCTATGAGCTGAAACTTGGTAAAAAAACAACAGCACAAACAGCCCCGCTTACAAAAGAATGGGCCGATATAGTCTTATTTGCTAATTATAAAACGTTTAGTGTAGCAGCCGATAAAGAAGGTAAGAAACACAAGGCACAGGGTGGTCAGCGTGTTATGTATACTACTCACCATCCCTGCTGGGATGCAAAAAACAGATTTGGACTGCCTGAAGAAATGCCTTTAGATTATACAGGCATCGCGCATATCTTTAATGGGATAGTACAAAATACTGAAATAAATACTCGATCAATGGAATCAGTACAATCTCAGGCGGTTCAGCCAAAAGTTGAATCAAATCAAAATATCAGTAAAAAGATTGATCAGCTAGGAAGCGAACTGGAACCAGTGATTAAAACAGCTGAAGCAAAAGTAATGCCTCAAAGTAATTCTGCTTTACCTAGAGCATTGATAGATCTAATGAATAAGGACTTAGTTACTGAGGATGAATTAAAAAAAGCTGTGGCAAGCAAAGGGTACTATCCTTATGAAACACCAATAGAAAATTATGATTCGAGTTTTATTGACGGTGTGCTTATCGCAGCATGGCCGCAGGTATTTAAAATAATCGATGAGCAGATTAGACAATTTTAGGAGGATATAAGTAATGGATAATAATTATCAACAACAAAACGGTATGGAAAGAGAGCTAGGATGGGATGATACAATTCAGCAGGAGCAGGAGTATATTACACTTCCTGCTGGTGATTATGATTTTAGAGTAGAAAGATTTGAACGGGGAAGATATGAAGGAGGTAAAAAGATTCCACCATGTAATCAGGCAAATCTAACAATTGTAATTGTTGATCCCGCAAGTGGAAGAGATGTAAAGATTCAACACAATCTATTGCTTCATTCTAAGCTGGAAACAATGCTTAGTGAATTTTTTAGAGGAATAGGACAGAAGAAAAAAGATGAACCGCTCAGAATGAACTGGCAAATGGTTCCAGGAGCAACTGGTAGATGCAAAGTTGTTCCTGAGGAGTATAACGGAAATATGTACAACAAAATCAAGAAATTCTATCCAAAAGATGAAGTGCAGCAGTCATTTAATCAAGCACCTCAATATAATCCTGGACAGTTCTAATGCAGTTAAGGCCATATCAGCAGGAGGCACACGATTCAATATTCAATGAGTGGAACAAGGGAGTTCAAAAGACTCTCTTAGTTTTGCCTACCGGCTGTGGAAAAACTATTGTCTTTGCTGAAGTTGCAAAGGACTGTGTTAAGGACGGGGATAGAGTTCTTATAATGGCACATCGTGGAGAATTGCTTGAACAAGCGTCAGATAAGATAGCGAAATCAACAGGATTAGGGTGTGCAATGGAAAAAGCATCAGAAACATGTATTGGGAGCTGGTTTCGAATAGTTGTTGGCTCAGTGCAGACATTGCAGAGACCAAAAAGAATGGAACAGTTCCCCAGAAATTATTTTGACAAAATTATTATAGATGAGGCGCATCACTGTTTAAGTGATGGTTATCAAAGAGTTTTGGAATATTTTAATACAGCCAAGGTCTTAGGTGTAACTGCTACACCGGATCGCGGGGATATGAGAAATCTTGGTAGTTATTTTGAAAGTTTAGCATATCAGTATACTTTGCCTAAAGCAATTAAAGAGGGTTTTTTAGCACCTATAAAGGCGCTTACGTTACCGTTAAAGATGGATTTGTCCGGTGTCGGAGTTCAGGCTGGTGACTTCAAGGTAAGCGATATAGGTACTGCGCTGGATCCGTATCTTCATCAGATTACTGAAGAAATGAAAAAATACTGTATGGATAGGAAAACGGTTGTTTTCCTGCCTCTTGTAAAGACTTCTCAAAAATTTAGAGATATTCTCAACGAAAATGGTTTCAGAGCTGCAGAGGTAAATGGTGACAGTAAAGACCGCAGTGAAATATTGAAAGATTTTGAAAATGATAAATACAACGTTTTATGTAATTCAATGTTGTTAACTGAAGGATGGGACTGCCCGTCAGTCGATTGTATTATCGTACTACGTCCTACAAAGGTACGAAGTTTATATTCGCAAATGGTCGGACGTGGAACTCGTCTGTGCGAGGGCAAGGACCATTTATTATTGCTTGATTTTTTATGGCACACTGAACGTCATGAATTATGTCATCCAGCCAATCTTATCTGTGAAGATGAAGAAGTGGCTAAAACAATGACAAAGAATCTTGAAGACAAAGCGAACGCCTGTCTTCCTGAAGATGTGTTAGAAGCTATCGATATTGAAGATGCAGAAGAGCAGGCTTCAAATGATGTAGTTGCTCAGCGTGAAGAATCGTTAGCAAAACTGCTGAGTGAAATGAAAAAACGTAAAAGAAAACTTGTTGATCCGCTACAGTTTGAAATGAGCATAATGGATCAGGATTTATCAGGATATAAGCCATCATTTGGCTGGGAAATGGCACCAGCAAGTGATAAGCAGATAAAGGCTTTAGAAAAATTCGGTATTTTTCCAGATGAAATTGACAATGCAGGAAAAGCTAATTTGTTACTTGACCGTTTGGATAAGAGACGTCAGGAAGGATTAACTACACCTAAACAAATTAGATTTCTTGAAAGCCGTGGTTTTCAGCACGTGGGAACATGGAGTTTTGATGCTGCAAGCAGTCTGATAAACCGGATTGCAGCAAGCGGATGGAAGATACCCAAAGGAATTGATCCAAAAACATATAAAGGAGAATAGCCGGTGGAATATACAACTGATCTAATTGAAATACTTAATTACATAGATCCGTCACGTTTGGATTACCAGGAGTGGTGTTGTGTAGGTATGGCTTTAAAATACGAAGGCTATTCAGTCAGTGAATGGGATTCATGGAGCCGGAGGGATTCCAAACGTTACCATGATAAAGAGTGCTTAAAAAAGTGGGATACATTCACTGGCTCCGGGGTTACCGGAGGTACGATTGTTCAATATGCAAAAGATCAGGGATGGACACCGCCAGTAAAAGACGGGGCCGGTCATGAACTTGACTGGGATGATGTTATAAATGCGAAAGATGAAAAGGTAATAGTAGACAGGAACTGGCTTGAGGTCAAGGAGGTTCGGGAACCACGGGGTTGGGACCCATCAGCTGAACTTATTACCTATCTGGAAACATTATTTGATTCTACTGAAAATGTTGCTTATGTAACAAAGTCATGGTTTAACGAAGAAAAGCAGAAACATCTTCCAACAAAAGGATGCTGTGACAGAACTGCAGGCAAACTCATTGAACTGCTTGCTAAAAGTAACGGTGACGTAGGTGAAGTTATTGGGGATTATAATCCGGAAATCGGTGCATGGATCCGTTTCAATCCAGTTGATGGAAACGGTGTTAAAAATGAAAATGTAACAGATTATAGATATGCCCTAGTTGAAAGCGATTCTATGAGTGTTGATGAGCAAAATGCAATCATTAGAGAATTAGAATTGCCGGTAGCCTGTTTAGTTCATTCTGGCGGTAAATCACTCCATGCGATAGTAAAAATAGAAGCAGCCGATTATAGAGAATATAGAAAACGTGTTGACTATTTATATAACATTTGTAAGAAAAACGGTCTAGAGATAGATACACAAAATCGTAATCCTTCAAGACTGTCAAGGATGCCGGGAGTTGTGAGAAATGGTAAAAAACAGTTTCTTGTAGGAACCAACATAGGCAAGAGTTCATGGGATGAATGGTTTGAATGGATAGAGGGAGTAAATGATGATCTTCCTGATCCTGAATCACTGAATGAATTTTGGGATAATATGCCTGATCTTGCACCGCCACTGATTGATGGTGTATTAAGGCAGGGACATAAGATGCTTATTGCCGGTCCATCCAAAGCTGGTAAGTCATTTGCCCTTATTGAAATGTGTATAGCAATAGCCGAAGGTACAAAGTGGTTTGATTTCAATTGTGCTCAGGGAAAGATTATGTATGTAAATTTAGAATTGGACAGAGCATCGTGTCTCCATCGTTTTAAAGATGTTTACAATGCTCTGCATATAACGCCTAATAATCTTTCTAATATCGATATTTGGAATCTTAGGGGTAAATCCATTCCTATGGATAAACTAGCTCCTAAACTAATCAGGAGAGCGGCCAAAAAGGATTACATAGCTATTATCATAGATCCAATTTATAAAGTCATAACAGGTGATGAAAACAGCGCTGATCAGATGGCCAACTTCTGTAACCAGTTTGACAAGATATGTAATGAGTTGGGAACTGCAGTTGTATACTGCCATCACCATTCAAAAGGTTCGCAGGGTGGTAAACGTTCAATGGACCGAGCTTCAGGCTCTGGAGTTTTTGCTCGTGATCCTGATGCACTTATGGACCTTATCGAATTGGAACCTGGCGAAAATGTATATAAGCAGTTAAAGAATAATGCAGCATGTCAGTTTTGTATTAGTTATTTGGATAAGAATTATCCTGGATGGCAGGAGGATGTTTCTCAGGATGATATGCTAAGTCAAAGGGAAATGGTTGACTATTGTAAAAAACGTATACCTAAAGGAAAATACGGGGTGTTTGACACTATGTTAAATCATGCTCGTGAAGAAGTTGAAAAGATTTCAGCATGGCGAATAGAAGGAACACTTAGAGAGTTCAGTAAATTTAGTCCAGTAAATCTTTGGTTTGATTATCCTGTTCATAAAGTTGATAAAAGTGGCGTGTTGAATGATATTCAGCCTGATGATATAAAGCCGCAGTGGCAAAAGGCAAAAGAAAAAAGACAGGAGCAAGCTCAAAAAAATAAAATCAGTAAAGTCAATTCATTTGAAATAGAGTTCTCAAATATTGAATTGGAAAATAGAGAAATTTCTGCTGAAGAACTTGCTGAAAAATTAAATACCACATCAAGAACTCTATTAGGATGGCTTGGAAGTGGACAAAAAAGTAATCAAGAATTATGTAAAAATTATGAAACTTATTATGGTGAAGATAAGAAAAAATATATTAGAAGAAAGGAAAAATAAAAGGGTGCGACAGGTGCGATTAACCATGGTCGGTCGGGGGTGCGACGGACCATATATATACTACGTATATAAAAGTGTTGTCGGACCACCCCACTTACGCGGGTATAGGTAGTCGTGCGACAGCTTACGCACGACGACCACCCATACCGCAACGTAAAGTGGCACCAACCTGTCGCATAGATAAAAATGATGCTAAAGAAAAAGAGGGAGTGATAACTGATGAATGATAAGAGTCAAAATCTTTTCACGGAATTGAGATTTAAAAAAAGTGATGAAGTGCATGATAGCGGTTTTGCATGTATTGAGGTCATTGGATATAACTGTGTGACTGGAAAAGAATTATTGCTGACTAAGTACAGTGATGTTATTCATCTGCCGCTGATGGATGGTAATGGGATTCTAAAATCGATTGGTCCACTTTCGATTGATATTTCACCTGAGTCTGAATATTTTAGAATGTTTGTTATAAGTGAAAAATTCAGAATAAAAGTTAACAGTTTTATCGGCAGTGACTTTATGTATGAGGTGATAAGGGTTTAAATGAAAGCAATGATTGAATTTTTTATGCCGATGATACCACCAACTGTTACCGCTCAGGAAAAAGATGTAACAGTTGTTAATGGTAAGCCGGTATTCTATGATCCGCCTGATCTAGTGAAGGCTAAAAATAAGTTGATGGTTAATCTACTGCCTCATAGACCTGAAAAACCATTAGACGGAGCGTTAAGGTTAGTTGTGAAGTGGTGTTTTCCGTTGAACGGTGGAAAACATTACGACGGTGAGTATAAGTATACGAAACCTGATACTGACAATTTAAACAAAGCTTTAAAAGACATCATGGAGAAGTTAGGGTTTTATGTTAATGATGCAAGAGTGGCCAGTGAGACTATCGAAAAGTTTTGGGCTGAAATACCTGGTATATGGATACATTTAGAAAAAATTTAGGGAGGAATTAGTTATGGCAGCAATATGTAAATCATGTCGTAAAAATATAAATAACTTCTGCAAAGTAAGTGGTGAACCAATAAGCAGAACTCGAAGTAAATGTAAGAAGTTTAAAATGGTGTATGAACAAACCCAGCTGTTTTATGCTGTTGGAAGTAGTTGTGATTTAAATCGTGGAGGAAATAAGAAATGAGAAGAATCGTAGTAGAAACAGAAACAGCTAATAAATTTATTGAGGATATAGAAGCATTAGCGGCTAAAAATGATTTAAATATAGAATTAAATATGGACGAGCTGGGGGTATATGTTGGATTTGCATCGCTGCTAAAAGCAGAGATTGCTGACATCGATATGCCGGAAGTTCCAGCTAAATCAAAAGGCAGAGGGGGACGTACAAAAGAGCCAAAGGTAAAGCTTGTAGTTCAGGATTTTAAAGATGCTTTAAAAAAGCTTGATAAAGGGACCCTGGCGCAGAATATTACTGAGGCGATTGATATTACCGGACTTAGCAAATCATTCCTGAACAGGCTTTATTATTGTGAAGGCGAGACAACAATGGTTACTAAAAGTTATCATGAGAAGCTTAAACCATTACTTGAGCCCAACAGTTTGAAACCTGTAAAGCCGACTAGGTTAAATGACAATATGATCATGATTCGTAGAGTGGCTAGGGCGAAGAATACGGATGATCCTTATTTAATCGCTAATACAATTATTGGCTCAATTAATATGCAGAAGCAGACAACATTCAAGAACGTTAGTGATGTAATTGAGTTTATCAAAAAGAATGGTACACGTTAATAAAAGTTAAGATTGTACGTATAGGAGGAAATAGATGGACTACAATGAAAAAGTAGAATATTTAAAATCATACCGTGATAAATGTGACAGGATTGCATTCATAGATAATCAGATGATGGGAATCAAAGCGATTAATTATGGTCCATCATTGGGTGGTCATAAAACAATCAGTCAGTATATGGCGGAGAAGCAGGGATTAATGAATGAGATGGAAGAGATAGAAGATTGTATTAATTTAATTCCTGATCTAAAAGCAAGAACAGTGATTGGTTATAAATATCTTCAATTTAAGACGTATCAGGAAATTGCCGAATTAATGAACTATAGTTATTCTCAAATTCGCAATTATCATAATTTAGGAATAAATCAAATTAATTTATAGAAAGATTGGCAGTAAATAGCACCTATTGCTATTTTATATGTGATATAGTGTATATGTGGTCTTTTGGTTAAGACACACAGATGATTAATTTCTTTTTGGTTGATTCGTGTTTCTTATACTTCCCCTTGATTATACAAATATGAAAAAGCTCATTCTCCCAGAGCTTTTTTTGTCTCCAGATAAAGCGGCATCACCTGGTGCTGATACGCCATTCATTTAATGCCTCCTTTCATTAATATTCGTGGTGTCGCTTTATGTGGGATAGTGTGATATAATTAAATATCATAAAATATGGGGAGATAGAAAAATGGGAAAAGAAGTAAAGATTGAACACGTGAACAAAAGATGTTTTGTAATGATGCCTTTTAGTACACCGGATGGTTATGAAGAAGGTCATTTTATGAAAATTTACGAACAAATTATTAAGCCTGCGATTGAAAGAGCAGGGATGACAGCTGAAAGAGTAGATGAGAATGTATTGTCAACTGACATTGTAACAAAAATTTTTCAGGGATTGACAGAATGTGAAATGGCCATATGTGATTTAAGCTCTAGAAATCCTAACGTATTATATGAATTAGGAATTAGACAGGCTTATAACAAACCAGTCTTGCTGATTATGGATGATAAAACTGATAGAATATTTGATGTTGGGGGATTAACTACTGTTCCTTATAAAAGTGATAGGCTTTACGAAAATGTAACTGAAGCAGTTCGTGATATAAGTTGTGCATTAATTGAACATCTCGAGAATAAAGAAAGCGTAATTGACATTATTCAAGCTAGGCTAGGATACAAATTTAATGCATCTCAATTACCACAACCTGAAGATATGAGCAATGATCAAAAAATATTAACTTTGCTTTATAATTTAGTAGATGATGTTGACTCACTGAAAAAAACAGTTAATCTTAATAATTTGGGGGATAATCTAACAGTAGATTGAATTATTAGAATGTTAGACGAATGCATTCATATGCTAAATTACATCAAAGAAATGGATAAAAATAAAATGATTCCAAGATATAAAATAAGTATATATCTTGACAGGTGTAATAATTATAGATTACATAATAAGATTCAATTAATTGACAAAGCTTCAGATATAGTTGTTTTGTATAATAAAATTAAAGAAATGTATGATGAATTTAGGGAAGATTTAAGGCGCTCAGAGTAGTGCCTTTTATTATGGCAGGATAGAGCAGTAGCAGCTTGTCGGGATCTTCCCCCGGAGTCGGTGGTGCAATTCCACCTCCTGCAACCAAATTTAATATTATTAGCGGACAGAGGTTCGCTTTTTTGATTATAGAAAGTGTGGTGAAATCATGACAGAGAAACAGGAAAGATTTGTAGAAGAATATTTAATAGATCTAAATGGAACGCAAGCAGCTATACGGGCAGGTTTCAGTCCAAAAACCGCAGCTGAACAAGCATGTAGGATGTTAAAGCGTGGACAGGTTAAAGACGCTATAGATAGAGCAATGGCAGAACGTTCTAAGAGGACAGGTATTACTCAGGATAGAGTGCTAAGAGAACTGGCAAGACTTGCGTTTGTTAATCCGGCAGACGTAATGAATCTGAATGAAGCGATTGTCATGGATGAAGCCTCAATCGATGATCTAGCAGCAATCGCCAGTGTAAAGGTTAAAACAATTCCAACTGAAGATGGCGATATAGTTGAAAGAGAAGTAAAATTGTATGACAAGAATAAAAGCCTTGATATGCTAAACCGTCATCTGGGAATATACAATGATAAGCTTGAAGTTAAAAACGAAGGCGAGGATAAGAAGCTGGATGCAATCAGTGAGCTATTAAAACAGATGAAACCTTTAAAGGATGATGATGTTTAATGTCATTAATCCTAAGTCCTAAATTTGCTGATTTTTTAACTGTAAGGGCTCCTAGAGAATATCTTGAAGGAACAACAGCAGCTGGTAAAACGACTGTTGGAGTAGTTAAATTCATGCTCAGGGTGGCTGACAGTGATATTAAGTTTCATATCATTGCAGGAGCTGACAAAGGAACAGTTGAAAAGAATGTTATCAATGCTGAACGAGGTTTGATTGATGAAATGGAGGGATTGGCTGAATACTGGCCAGGTGGTCATGGAAAGACCGGACTCCCGCATGTCGAGTATAAAACACTAAAAGGTACTAAGATTATCTATATCTGCGGTTATGATAACAAGAGACGTTGGCAAAAGGTGTTAGGAGGTCAGGTTGGATGCGTATATGTCGATGAGGTCAATATTGCTGACATGGAGTTTATGCGTGAGATAACTCACCGTTGTGAATACATGATGACTACTTCAAACCCTGATGATCCATCACTTGATGTATATAAGGAATTTATCAATCGCAGCAGACCTTTGAAAAGGTATATCAAGGATTATCCTAAAGAGTTGCTGGAAGAACTCAACGAACCTCCGGTAAAGGGATGGATTCACTGGTATTTTACTTTTTACGATAACGCTGCTCTTACTCAGGAACAAATCCAAATAAAGATTGATTCAGTACCTCCAGGAACTAAAATGTTTAAGAATAAGATTCAGGGACTGCGCGGTAAGGCTACTGGACTTGTATTTGCTCAGTTTGGTAAGGACAATATTATTACGGAAGAACAGGCCAGACAGTATAAATTTAAACGATTTACATGCGGTATCGATACTGCATATTCACAAAACAGTCCTGATACGATTACTTATATGTTTATCGGTATCACTGAGTGCGGTAAGTGTATTATTCTTGATGAAGAAGTCTTCAACAATGCTACAATCGAGATTCCAATTGCTCCAAGTGACAATATAGAAAGACTAATAGCATTTCTTGAAAGGAATAAGCGTAAATGGGGTTTTGCTAGAAACAGTTATCTTGATAATGCAGATCAAGCGACCATGATGGAATGGAAAAAATATAAGAGAATAAATGGGTCTATTTTCAATCTTGCAAATGCATGGAAAAAGACATTGATAATCACGCGTATTGAACTGATGCAGGACTGGATAAAGAATTTAAACTACCTGGTAGTTGACCACTGCAAAGAACATATACGAGAAATGGGTGTTTATTCATGGAAAGATGATGAATATGCTCCTGAAGATAAAAGTGATCACACGATCAACGGCAGTCAGTATGGCTGGTTGCCATACAAACATGAAATAAATACAATTAATCCACTGATAGGAGATGATTAGATGAGTAAAATAGGAGGTGCTATCAAAAATATGATAAAAAGCTGGCTTGATCTAAATGAGGCACAAAATACGCAGTTTACTATCGAAGAATTATACAGCTTTGACAGTAATGCGATAAGAAATAAAATCTGGTATCGCGGTGACCCTTATGAACTTCAGCAGTTTTATGAAGAGGTTAATGACAACAACTCGACTTTCTGGGGTTCAGTGCCACAAATATCAATCAGGAAGATTCATTCAGGACTGCCCTCTTTGATGGTTGATACACTGGCAGGTATCGTTATACGCGATCTCAATAGGATTGATCCTGAAAAAAGTTCTATTGACTGGAAAGAAATATCCGATGATAACAACTTCTATGATGTTGCTGAACAGGCAATCGTTGATACTTTATTTCAAGGTGACGGAGCGTTTAAGATTTCTTTTGATACACTACTGAGTAAATATCCAATAATTGAATTTTACCCAGCAGATCAGTGTGAATTTATCTACAAGAGAGGCCGCTATGTAGAAACAATCTTTAAAAATGTCTATGATGCAAATCAAAAGAAATACATTCATTATGAGACATATGGTTATGGTTATATTAAAAACAAGCTTGTAGAGGCTCGTACGGGCAAGGAAGTAGATATACATTCTATTCCACAAACTGAAAAGGTAGCAGATTATGTATTTTCAGGATATCAGGAAAAAGATAACGAAGTTATAAGCAGGGGAACTGTTAATTTAGCAGTTCCTTTTAAAATCTACAGATCATCAAAGTGGAAACATCGAGGTAAGTCAATTTTTTCAAACAAGTATGACAGTATGGATGCGCTTGATGAAGTTATATCACAGTGGGCAGATGCTGTTAGAGCGGGTAGAGCCACTAAATATATTCCCGACTCTCTGCTGCCAAGAAATCCGACAACCGGAAAAGTCATGAAAGCAAATGATTTTGATAACCGCTATATCGCTACTTGTGATACTGGAAAAGAGGAAAGCAAGGACAAGATTGAAGTAGTTCAGCCCAATATACCAGTAGAAAGCTATATTCAGTCATATACGACTTTTCTTGATCAGTGCTTGCAGGGAATAATGAGTCCATCTACATTAGGGATTGATGTTAAGAAATTAGATAATGCTGACGCCCAGCGTGAAAAAGAAAAAACAACACTTTATACTCGTGGCAAGATTGTTGAGGCATTAGAAAAAACAATTCCTAAAGTTGTTAACACTGCATTGCAGGCAATGGATATTTTTAATATGAAGGAGCCTCGAGAATTTGAAGATATCGAAGTGGCATTTGGTGAATATGCAAATCCATCATTTGAGGCAGTGGTGGAAACTGTATCAAAAGCTCGTCCAGGTTCACCAGTAATGTCGATTGAAGCAGCAGTTGAAGAAATGTACGGCGATTCAAAAGATAAAGAATGGAAAGACGAAGAAGTAAGACGTTTAAAAGAACAGCAGGGAGTTACTGAATTAGAGGAACCAGGAATGAGTGTTCCTGATGTAGATGATCCGGAGGAAGATATCGATGATAGTGTTAATTAATGGTCATACTTACAAAATGGGCAGAAATGAATTTAAAGGTTTTGTACGTGAGCTTAAGAAGAATTTTAAAAGAAAGAACATAATACTTGGTATTGAAAAAAACGGTATTTTTGAATGTCGCAAAGATGAATTTGAGGATCCAGTAGAACTGCTTGATGAGGTCCAGCGATGGAACAGAAAAGGATATAAAAGCTACTATGTTAGAAAATTAGTTTAGGAGGTTTGGTTATGAACGATTACGATATAAGCAGTATTTTTAATGAAATGCAGGAATATCTGATTGATTCAATGACTAGAAACTTATCCCGTCATGAAAAATGGGAGCAGGATGAAGGGTTTAACTGGGAAGCCTGGCAGACCTTACAACTGGAAGCGTTAGAAGATTTTAAGCGTTCAAATAAAAAGTACGTAAATAAAAATTATAATACTATGAAGCTTAAACTTGAGGAGCTTCTTAAAAGAACTAATCAGTCAGCAAACACAAAACAGGAAGCTCAGATATTAAAAGCTATAAAAAATGGATTCAGCACAAGAAAGCCTACAAAAGCAATTAGTAGTGCTTTTTTTCGTATCAATGACAGGAAATTAAAGGCAATTATTAATGCAACTGAAAAAGATCTAAAAAAAGCATCTTCGGCAATGCTTAGAATGGCCAATGACCAATACCGCTCAACTATATATAAAGCCCAGGTATTTGCTAATACTGGAACTATGACAGTTGATCAGGCTATCGATATGGCTACCAAAGATTTTTTAGCAAAAGGAATCAACTGTATTGAATACAAGAATGGCCGTAGGGTTGGTATTGATACATATGCTGAAATGGCTATTCGTAATGCTAGCAAAAAAGCTTATCTTGTTGGTGAGGGCACTAAAAGAGCTGAGTGGGGTATCCATACTGTTTTTGTTAGTCGGTATGGTGCCTGTAGTCCTACTTGTTTACCATGGCAGGGCAAACTCTATATTGATGATGTTTATTCAGGTGGAACTGCTGAAGAAGCTGAGAAAACCGGATACCTATTATTAAGTACGGCGATTGCAGGTGGATTATTCCATCCTAACTGCAAGCATATTATTATAACTTATTTTGAAGGAATAACCACAATTCCTAAAGCTGCTGATGTAAAGAAAACTCGTGAAAATAGTGATTTAGTTGCTACACAGCGGTATAATGAACGCCAGATAAGAAAATATAAGCGTTTAGAGAACAATTCACTTGATAGTGACAATCAATCCAAATACAAGAGAAAACGTCTTGAATGGCAGGCTAGAAACCGTCAGCTTATCAAGAAACACCCTGAAATGCATAGAAATTATGCAAGAGAAAAAGTTAGATTTGATGATACCGTTCAAAAGTTTGCTAAACAAAAAGCTGAAATACTATTTGAAGATAACGGTGATCTAGACATTCTTAATTCATTTAAAAAATCGGATGATTTACCAAAGGAGTTAACTTTATCTAAAGAAGTTCAAGAGGAAATAGATAAAAATTTTGATGAATTAGTATTACGAAGTAAACAAACAGACTCCGAATGTTTGGCTTTTGCTGATATCAACAATGGTAAAATACAAGGAGGATTCAGCTCTTCAAAAGGTAAAAAATATTCCGAGCCTACAGAAGGACAATTAAAAATCATCGATTCAGCAAAAGACAACACACTGTTTTCACTACACACACATCCTAGCAATAATCCATTTTCATTTAGTGATATAGTTACTCATAATATTGTGGAACCAATAGGAATTTCTATTGTCCAAACTGAAGATAATTTTCAATACTTCTTTTCTACACCAAAAGGTAGTAGAATTAGATTTGAAAGTGATGATGAAATAGTAGATTTTACAAGAGCTGCTGAAAAAGAAGTGATAAAACTGGCTAAAGATACGGGTATGACTTATTCAGAATCAAAACATCAAATTTTAAAAATGTTATCAAAAAGGTTGGGATGGAAATATGGAAGAAGAAAAAGATAAGTATAAATTGTTAAGAAATAAAGACGGTCATATTATTTTTCATGGAGATGAGGAACATAGAGAACATGAAATTGATATTGACAGCAGTGATGATAATATCCCTGATTTGTGGGAATTTGTTAAGGAGCTTAAAAGAGAAGAAAAATAATGGATGACGATGAGGAGAATTAGTATGGCAAACAATTTTAAGCTGATTTATAAGATATTATCTATTTTAGAAAAGGCGATGGAATATGAGGAATTCGATAAATCCAGTATAAGTCATGAAGCCTTGAATATACCATATCCATTGTGGTGTCGCATAATGAAAATGCTTGATGATAACGATTATATTGAAGGTGTACAGGTTTGGCAACCGATGGAACTTTCCTACCCAAAAGTTGCACTGATCAAACCACAGATAACGCTAAAAGGATTAGAATATCTAGAAGAAAATTCATTAATGCAAAAAGCAAAGAATTTAGCAAAAGGTACCATAGATATTATTAAATAAGCACGTTATGTGCTTTTCTTTTTGCAGTTTTTTAGTAAGGGGGGTGGTAGATTGAAAGTAAAGTGTATTGTTCATGAATATTTTGATAAAAATGAACAGGAGTATATCAAGAGAGCTGAGACCCTTGATGTTGAAGAAAAACGAGGTAAGTATCTAATCAGTCTGGGACTGGTCAAAGAAGTAAAAGTTAATAAGGTCAATAAGGCGACTGCTGAAAAGTAGGTCGCTTTTATTATGTCCTCAACATGACATAAAACTGTATGTATGGTGCGCCACACCTAAAACGGGATATTTCGTGTGCCACACGTAAAACAGGAGGAAAACAACGTGACAAAATTATTTAAGTATCCATTAAACATTCAATTATTCGCTGAAGGAGGGGATGGAGCAGCAGGGGAAGGTACACCTCCAGCATCATCAAGTACTTCACCAGAAGTAGAAATTGATTATGGAAAAATAGCTGATGCAATCTCAAAAAGGACATCAGCCACAGAAGAAAGTGCTTTAAAGGGTTATCTAAAAACTCAGGGCTTGACTGGTGAGGAATTAAATCAGGCGGCAGAGTTATTTAAACAGCAAAAAGCTGAAAAGGAAAATCAGGCAGCACTGCAAGCACAAACTGCTATTCAGGAAAATGCAGCACTTAAAGCACAGATTCTAAATATGAATATTGATTCAAAAATGAATGAGCTTGCTTTGGCTCAAGGCATCGATGCTTCAAAGGTTCCGTTTTTAGCCAAGCTAGTAGATAAATCTAAACTTTCTAAAGAAGATGGCAATCTTGCTGAAGATGATGTTTTTAAAACTGAAATTGAAAATATCGTTAAAGCATTTCCTGAAATTAAATCAGGTGGATCTAATGAAGTCCAAAATGGATTTCAGCAAATTGGAGCGCCAGGCAGTAACGGAAATACAGGTGGAGTTGATGAGGCTCTAAACAGTATTTTTGGAATAGGAAAATAAAAAATAAGGAGGGCCAATAAATGGCAGCATTAAATTATGTAACACAGTTTGCTTCTAAGATTTTAGAAATGTATGATCATGATTTGACATCATCAGCGTTGTTCAATTCAAATCTAGACATTCAAATCCGTGGGGCAAAAACAATTAAATTACCAAAGGTAACAGTAAGTGGATATAAAGATCATAACCGAGCTACTTTAGGATTCAATACTGGTACTTATGGAAACGACTGGGAAGAAAAATCATTAGATCATGATAGAGATATTGAATTCTTTATTGACCCAATGGATGTCGATGAGACAAATCAAATTGTATCTATTGCTAATATTCAAGCAAGATTTGAACGTAGACAGGCAATGCCTGAATTAGACTGTTATACATATTCAAAGGTATACAGTGAAGCTAAGCGGGTGGGTGCAAAAATTAAAACCGAGAATTTAACGGAGGCTAATGTATTAGCTGATTTTGATGCTAATCTGGAAGCTATGGAGGAAGCTGGTGTTCCATTAGAAAGAGTTATTTTATACTGTACACCTGCATATCGTAGAATCTTAAAAAATGCTGATGGTATCCAAAGAACATTAAACGTTGGGGCAGGATCTAACGGTCTTGATCGTCGTATTCATTCTTTGGACGATATCAAAGAAATTAAAACAGTGCCTTCAAACCGGTTGAAAACAGCATTTGATTTTACTGAAGGATATCAAGTTGATGCATCAGGTAAACAAATTGATTATATTTTGATTGATCCTGAAGCGCAGGTATCACGTGTTAAATATTCTTATATCAATGTATTTACACCTGGTCATGATTCACGTACGGCAGATAACTATTTATACCAAAATAGACGTTTCAATGGTACGTTTGCATTAGACGGTTTACTAGCTGAGGGATGTATTATTCACGCTGAAGCTGAAGGGGCTTAGGAGGTACTTAGATGAAAGCAAAAAAAGACAATAAGATCTATCGCATTAATGATGCACAGAAAAAGAGATATCTAGCTGACGGCTATGATATCTATGACGATGAGGGGAATCTTTTAGAATATTCCCCTTTGAAAAAGATTGAGTACAATAAATATGTAAAAGTTGTTCAAGAAAATAAAGAATTAAAGGCAAAAATTGCTGAATTAGAAGCAACGGCACCACCTAAAGAAAAACCGTTGTCAAAAATGAACAAGGGGGAATTAATTTCTAAAGCGGCTGAACTAGGTATTGAAGTGGCCGAAGAAATGACCAACGATTCAATTATTGCATTGATCAAAGAAACACAAGGGTAGGTGATATTTTATGTATTTGCCTTACCTGAGTGTTGAAGAATTTAAAAATATAAATCCAGATACTGTTGTTCCAGAAAAAGATCAGTTAAGATACTTAAAACAAGCCAGCCGACATGTAGATACATTAACATTTAACAGAATTGTTAATATTGATGCATTAACAGAGTTTAGAAAAGAAACTGTTAAAGAAGTTGTTGGCTTATTAGCAGAGTTTGAGTATGAAAACAGGGAAGTGCTGCAGAGCGTATTATCTTCATATGCAATAAATGGTGTGAGTATGAATTTTGGTGAAAGTTGGAATATAAAGATCATAAATGGGATAGCAGTTCCAGCAGATCTTTATAACACTTTGGCTCAAACCGGTTTATGTGCTAGGACGTTCTACTATTGAAATGGCCTAGCTTAGTGCCTGATAAAGTTTGTACGACACCAATTCATATAAAGATTGAAGATACAGGTTTATCTGAAGAAGGTGAGCCTGTTATTGTTTTAGATGAAGATTTGAAATGTAATTTTCAGGATCAAGCTTATAAGGTTCTTACTGCTGAACAGAAGCTTGTTACATTGAGCGGTAAGGTGTATTTTAACGGTGATATTGCACCAATGCTGCCTGTAATAAGCGGTGGTGAAGCTGAAGTGTTTGGGATGAAAAGAAAGCTGTACAAAGGCACAAAGGCACGTAATCCTGACGGATCAGTGAATTATACTCTACTGGAGCTTGAATAAAGTGGCTTTTACATTTTACAAGGCAAAGATAAAAGAATTTGATAAAGATATCCAAACGGCACTGGAACAAACTGGTGAGGCACTGCATACTGAAGTTGTCAATGCAGAAGTAATGCCTTTTGATGTAGGGATGATGCAGAATGATGATACCTTTGTAGATTATTCAAACAGCAGATACGGGGCAGTATCACTGATTACCACTTCTCCACAGGCAAGACGTCTATATTATCATCCTGAGTATGATTTCCAGACAATTAACAATAATTTTGCCGGTGCCAAGTGGCTTGATCCATGGAAGAAGGGTGGACAATATGAAAATTTTGTCCCTGAAGCATTTGCAGAGCTGCTGAAAAGGAGATTAAAATGATACTTTCTTTAAAACAGATAAAAGACTGGATAAAAACGCTTGATACTGGTGCTGAGCATTTTTATATCGGTAAACTCGATAATAAGAATGATAAGTCTATAGGTGTCTATAATGCTAAAAAAGCACTAGCACCTTATATTGCTTTAGGTGGTCTTGAGAATACATCATTTAGACAAAAAGCAGTAACTTTCCTGATTCACTGGGATAACAATCAGGACAGAACTGAAATCGCTTCTAATCAGTTCTATGAGAAAATAGAAGCTAAAACTGACATCATGATTGATGATGTAAAAATTAAATATATTGAACTGCTGGAAAGTGAGCCGATAAGTGTAGATACTGATGATAATGGTGTCTACGAGATGGTTATCAACGCAGTTTTTTATTATGAAAGATAGGAGGATTTAAAATGGCAGGTAAAACAGGTGTATACCCATGTTATGAAAATCAGTTTCAAATTGAAACAGCAAAAACGGGTGATGCTAAAACTATGAGTTCTATAGCCGATATGGAATCGTTTAGTGTTTCTTTCGATAACGGAATCGAAGAGTGGACACCATTCGAAACGGAAGGATGGGTTAGACGTTTAGCGACTGCTAAAGCAGTAACTATTACTGTTTCTGGTAAGCGTAATGTAGGTGATGCCGGTAATGATGCGGTTGCTGCACTGATCAGCAAAAACGGCCGTGATGTCGAGAAAGATTTTTCATGGACATTTCCCGACGGCTCTAAAATTGAATTCAATGAGGCTGTTATCAACGTCACAAATGTTGGTGCAGGTGATTCTACAGGTGTAGCACCGCTAGAGTTCGAAGTAATGTCTAACGGTAAACCGACATTTACACAGTCAGCATAATTTTAAGAGGGAGTGATCCCTCTTAATTTTCATATAAATAAAGGAGGGCCAATAAATGGCTAAACATATTAATTTAACAGATAAATTTGACAATGAAAAACCAACAGTCACAGTCAATGATCATATTTTTACTATCAATGATGAAAAAACAACAATTCTGTTAATGAATCAGATTATGCGCGATAACTCATTAGATAATATTGAGAGAATGGATAAGATGATTGAAACACTGTTAGGAAAAAAACAGGCAAAAGAGCTTAATGATATGAAGCTTAGTTTTAAAAATTATGAAACCGTTGCATTTGCAATTATGGCTGCTATCAATGATGAGGATATCGATGATATAGAAAAACGATTTCAAGAGTGGAAGCAATAACAATGATGACTATTATGACATCATAGATGACTGGCCGCTCATTGAAGCCAGTTTTTTCAAGCAGTACGGCATAAGATTGCGACAGGTTGATGATATGTCGTGGGATGAATTCTGTTCTTATCTTGCAGGAATCATGCCGGACACACCACTGGGGAATATTGTGCAGATCAGAAGTGAAGATGATAAAAATATTATTAAGAATTTCTCATCGGCCCAAAAGCAGATTAGAAGTGAATGGCGCAATAAAATAGCAAAAAGTATGGATAAAAAAGAAGCAGATGATGCTATTAAGATGTTTCAAAATATGTTTAAGGAATTAGCAGGAGGTGACGCAGAAGGCAGGTAACAGTGTAGGTGCTATTGGGGTTGATATTGTAATCAACGGCAAAAATTATAAAGGACAGATAAAAAAACTGGGTGATTCAGGTTCCAATATGCTTGAATCATCTTTTAATTCATCTTTTAAAAGAATTGGTAAGATGGCAGTCGCAGCTTTTAGTGTTAAGGCTATTACTGACTTTATGGGATCGTGTCTAAAACTTGGTTCTGATCTAACAGAAGTTCAGAACGTTGTTGATACTGCGTTTCCAAGCATGTCAAATCAGGCTGATGCATTTGCTAAGAGCGCAATGGAATCATTCGGTCTTAGTGAGACTATGGCTAAGAAGTTCATGGGTACTTTTGGAGCAATGTCAAACTCATTTGGATTTACTGAAAAAGAAGCACTTGAAATGTCTGAGACTTTAACAGGCTTAGCGGGTGATGTTGCATCATTCTACAATCTGGATCCAACTGAGGCTTATACAAAAATCAAAAGTGTATTTACAGGTGAAACCGAGACATTAAAAGATTTGGGTGTTGTAATGACACAAGCGGCACTTGATCAGTATGCTTTGGCAAATGGTTATGGCAAGACGACTGCTAAAATGTCTGAGCAGGAAAAAGTAGCTTTACGATATGCGTTCGTTCAGGATCAGCTGTCTATGGCTACAGGTGACTTCATTAAGACACAGGATAGCTGGGCCAATCAGACTCGAATCATGTCTTTAAGGTTTCAAAGTTTAAAAGCGAGTCTTGGTAAGGGCTTTATTGCAGTATTTAAACCGATTATAAAAGGAATCAACTGGGTGTTAGCAAATCTGCAGTCCTTAGCTGATTCTTTTGCCAATATGATGGAATTCTTAACAGGAAGCTCTGGTGATAGTGGAGGCGGAAATAGCGCAGTACAGGAGGTTGCCAACGATTTAGGAAGTGCTACGGATAATGCCGGGGGATTAAGCGATGGATTAAAGAATGCAGGATCAAGTGGCGAAAAAGCAGCTAAGAAGATTCAAAAAGCCTTCGCCAAGGTCGATACAATTAATAAACTGTCATTTGGAAATGACTCTGATTCCGGTGGATCTGGTTCAGGTGATGGATCAGGAGACGGTTCAGGCGGAAGTGTTGCTGATACAGTAGATTTTCCAGAGGCAACAAAACAAGCCAGTGTGTTTGATGGTATATTAGATGGAATTATTAATGAGTTTAAACGACTTGCCGGGATCTTTACAAATGGTTTTGAAATTGGCTTTGGTGACTCATTTAAAAATATTGAAAGAATTAAAGAATATATTTTGAGTATAGGCGACAGTCTTACACAGATATTCACATCACCTGACGTGGTCAATGCTGCAAAGAACTGGGTAGATACGACAGTACTTGCTTTAGGAAAAATAGTAGGGTCAATTGCAAGTATTGGTGTTACAATCGCTACTTTGTTAGTAGGCAGTGTAGCCACCTATCTTGAAAGAAATGTTGATTTCATAAAAGATACAATAGTTAAATGGTTTGATATAAGCTCGAGAACGAATGAAATATTAGGTAATTTTAGTGTTGTTATTGCTGATATTGCAAGTGTTTTTTCGGGAGCTTCAGCTATAAATATTGGTGCTAATTTAATTGGAATTATTGTAAACGGAGCATTAAATTCAATTACTTTAATCAACCGACTCGGAAGTGATATACTTGATGCTTTAACTTCCCCAATCATAGAAAACAAAGAAAAGATAAAAACAACTATAGAAGGTATGCTTAAACCTATAGAAACAATCACAAGAACTATTGCTGATGGTATAAATGACACTTTTGATAAAATTGGACAAACATATGATACTTATGTTGCACCTGCGTTTGAAAAAATCAAAACAGGGCTTACTGATATCGTTAGTACTATTTTAGATGCATACAATACTTATATTGCTCCAGTAGTCAACGGCATAGCTGAAAGTTTTTCATCGATATGGGAAGAGCATATCCAGCCAGCAATCAACGGTGTTGTTGAGTTCTTTGGAAAACTCGCAGAACTGATAGGAGTTATTTTTGAAACTGTACTTGCTCCTTTTATAGAATGGCTAATGAGTAATTTAGCTCCAATAGTTGCTGATGTTATTCAAGGTATTTGGAACGGTATAGAAACCTTTGTAACTTTTGTGTCAGACTGTATTAAATCAATAACTGAGTTTTTAAGTGGACTTTGTGATTTTTTAACAGGTGTTTTTACAGGAGACTGGGATAAAGCATGGGAAGGAATCAAAGGAATCTTAAGTGGTGTATGGGATTTGATGGGCAGCATCGTATCTTTTGCTTTAGAAGCTATAGGAATTAATATAGACGAAGTTTTAGCAAGTATAAAAAAAGTATGGGATGATGTCTGGGGCGGTATTTCCAGCTTTGTCGGTGGCATCTGGAACAGCATCAGCACAGTTGTTAGTACTTCAATAAATAATGTTAAAACTGCAATTTCAGGTGTGCTTGACAGTATAAAAAAGACATGGGAAAAAATGTGGAACGGTCTAAAAGATTTTGTGAAAAACACATGGAATACAATTATAAGTTTTTTCAGCAAAGGCGGAAAAATATTTGATGGTGTTGTAGGTGCGATTGGTGACATTTTTAAAAGTATCTGTAACGCAATTATTGGTGGTATAAATAAAGTTATTGCAGCACCATTAAAAGTGATTAGTGATGCGTTAAAGACTATTCATAATATCGATTTACCGTTGATTGGAAAGCCGTTTACAATTGTACCAAACGGCTTTAATATTCCTCAGATTCCAAAGCTCGCACAAGGTGGATACGTTAAACCTAATCAGCCGCAGTTGGCTATGATTGGTGATAACAGACATCAGGGGGAAGTTGTGGCTCCTGAAGATAAAATGATTGATATGATTGATACTGCGCTTAAGATGCAAAAGAGTAAAGGAAATACCGAAGGTATGGATACTTTGATCATGCTGATTAGAGAACTTATTGAATTAGTTAAAAATATGGTATTAAAAGTAGATATTGATATTAAAAAATTATCTGTTTTACTTGAGAATGCAAAAAAAGAACGCCAGATGATTGGAGGGTAAAAGATGGCATATAAACCTCTGCTTTATTTAAATGATATGGAGATAAAGAATATAGTTGAATTTGATGATCTAGCCTCTACTCAGGATGGTGAGAATTCTGGGCGAACACCAACGTTGCTAATGAATCGCGACATTCTAGGCAGAATCATGAGCATTACGGTTAAACTGGGGATAACTGATAAGGCAACAGGGCGATCTATTCTTAATATTCTAAAGCAGCCAAATATAAATGTAAGATTTCTTGATAGTGAAAGTGATTCCTATAAGACTGTTGACTGCTATTGTGTTGATCCTAAGAAAACACTATTAACAGGAATGATGGACTATTACGAAACGATGGAATTTGTACTAAATTCGAATGCGAGGTATGACTGATGTATAGTGTAAGCAGTGATTTTAACAAAGCTGTATTAAATAATGCCCGTAGAATTGAGGCACATATTGTATTTAAAGAAAAATCTTACGATATTCAAAAATGTACTGTAGATAATAATATCTACAGTACTGACAATGATGCTTTCATTGGGACGTTTATCGCAAAAAGTGGAACTATAAAAATAAATAAACAGGACTTGTTACAGTTGGAAAACGAGTCCTTTAATTTGTTTTTTGGTATACAGCTTGCCGATGGAACGATTGAAAATGTACCAGTGGGGACTATGAACGTTTATGAAAAGACTTCAGACACTGAATTCAAATTCATGGATAATAAAATGTTCTTTAACAGGAAATTTGATACTGAGACATTAACATACCCATCAACACCATTAAAAGCAGCGCTGGAGGCCTGTAGACAGTCAGGAGTAGAATTAGCTACTCTTGATTTTCTAAACAAGGATATAAACATACCGAGTGAGGTGTTTTTTGGATATGATGCAACATGCGGCGATGTAATCACTGCGGTTGCACAGGCAAGTTGTACATTTGCTACAATTAATCGTGAAAATAAATTGGAGTTTAGATGGTTTAGAAATGTTGATTTTACTATTCCTTTAGATAACCAGTATAAATATCCAACTATTGAAACAGCATATGGTCCAATTAATTCTTTGGTTCTTGCTAGAGAACCTCAAAACGATAATGTCTATATTCAGGACGACGAAAGTATTAAGTCAAACGGATTGACTGAATTAAAATTTTCGGATAATCCATTTTTAGATATTGATCGTTATACATCTAGAAATGCCATATGGAATAGAGTTAATGGATTTAAATATATTCCATTTATTGCCAGTGTTCCTGGGCAGTTTCATTTAGATATTGGTGATGTTATTAAACTTCAAATTGAGGATGGAGCATACATAAATGCTTATATGATGAATCATTCTATGTCTTATGCTGGTGGGATTAAAAGTGAATTCTCTACACCGGCATTAACAAAGAGTCAAATCAATTACAATGTTGCAAGTACTCTGGAAAGCAAGATACTGCGAACTGAATTGACGGTTGATAAGATTAAGGGTGAGATAAATTCGCGGATTCAAGAAATAACTAATAAGATTGAAAATATCGATACTTCTTTATATAGAGCTAATTTAAACGCATCAGCAACTGTTTTAAATGAACGAAACACATCAATCACATTAACATGTCAGGTGCTTAATGGAACTACTGATATTACTGCTGATCAAGCCGACATACAGTTTCAATGGTATAGAAATGATGAAAAATTTAAGACTGGTAAATTAGTTACATTGTCAAATGATGATATTGATGTAAGTGCAAATTTTAAATGCATCGTTACTGTAGATGGTACGGAATTAGATACTGGAAATATAACCATTACGGATAATAATGATATTGCTAACTTGGGTAATAGTTTTCTTGATGTTACCGGTTCACAGTTAGTACAGATTTTAAATACTGACGGAACTTATAGTCCTAACTGGGAAATTAACAATATTACGATTACTCCAGCAGTTTTAGATGGATTATTAAATGTGGATTTAAGTAATTGTGATATTGTCTTTAAAAAGATAATCAACAGTTCAGAAACTGGACTTACGAATGGTGAGAATGTTAGCAATGGAATATTGAATGTAAGTAAAAATATTATGACCAAGGCTAATCCGGCGGTTACATATGTCTGTTATGTATCGTATAAAAACACAAGTATTAAACTGTTTACGTCATTTAGTTTAAATGTACTGGGTAAGGACGGGGCTGACGGTAGTGATGGAAAAGATGGAGCAGTGGGACCGCAAGGTCCAACTGGGGATGATGGTGTTAGTGTGATTAGTATCACACCTTACTTTGCAGTTAATGCCAGCAGTACGACACCACCTGACAGCGGATGGATAACTGCTCAACCGGTTAGAACAAATGGGCAGTATCTATGGCGCAAAGATACGACAAAATTTAGTAATAATACTACCTCAACAACAATTCCATTCGTCATTACCGGAGATAAAGGCGATACTGGTCCACAAGGGATTCAGGGACTTCAGGGTCCACAAGGTAATCAGGGAATTCAAGGACCGGCTGGACCTAAAGGAAATGATGGTTCTAGTGGAAAGACTTCGTATTTTCACATTAAATACAGCAGTGTTGCCAGTCCGACAAGCTCTAGTCAAATGACGGAAACTCCGTCGGTTTATATTGGTACTTATGTTGATTACACTGAAACCGACAGTACAGATCCAACAAAATATACATGGGCGAGATTTCAGGGAATTCAGGGAGCTCAGGGGACACAAGGAATACCGGGAACTAATGGTGTAGATGGCAAGACTTCTTATCTCCATATAAAATATTCTAATGATGGCGGGAAGTCGTTTACTGCAAACAGTGGAGAGACAGCAGGTGATTATATTGGACAGTGTGTAGACTTTAATTCTAATGATCCTACAAATGTTGACAGTTATACATGGTCTAAAATCAAAGGTGAACAAGGACCTCAGGGAATTAAGGGGGTTGCTGGAGCGGATGGAGTAAGTTCTTATTTCCATATAAGATACTCTCAAAATGCTAATGGTAACCCGATGACTGACAGTGCTGAGAATGCTGTTTATATTGGTACATGCTCAACAACATCAAATACAGCTCCGAGCTCATATGTTTCATATAAATGGAGCAAGATCAAAGGAGATACTGGAAGCAAAGGAGAACAAGGCATTCAGGGACCGAAGGGAAGCGATGGACAAACTTCGTATCTACATATTAAGTACAGTGATGACGGAAAAACTTTTACCTCAAATAATGGAGAAACACCAGGTAAATATATTGGAACATATGTGGATTTTTCTGAAGCTGACAGTGCAGTTTTTAATAAATACTCATGGGTTAAAATAGAAGGTCCACAGGGCGTACAGGGACCTAAAGGAGCAGATGGGAAGCAGTATTATACATGGCTTAAATATGCGGATACACCTACAAGTGGTATGAGTGACAGCCCAACTGGAAAAGCATATATTGGTTTAGCGTATAATAAGACCACTGCAACAGAAAGCAGTAATTATTCAGATTATACATGGTCTTTAATCAAAGGTGAGAAAGGTGATACTGGTATTCAGGGACCAAAGGGTACAGATGGTAAAACAACCTATACATGGGTTAAGTATGCAACAAGTGCCAGTGGTGCTAATATGTCTGATGATCCATCGGGTAAAACATACATAGGTTTAGCTTACAACAAGACAACCCTTACGGAATCAACTTCAGCCAGTGATTATACATGGAGTTTGATTAAAGGTGATAAGGGTGACAAAGGTGACGATGGTACGGTTCATAGTGCTACTGCACCTAGTGATAAAACTAAGTTATGGTTTGATACAACTGATAATCTTCTAAAATACTGGAACGGTACTACATGGGAAGTGACTAATGATTTTGCTGGTGATATCAATGATATGAAGCAGAATATTACCACTGAATATACTTCTGCGATCAACCAGCTTAAAGAATCGCTGACTACACTGGTTGAAAAACTACAGACTACCACTACTGACAATTCAACTTTGATAGAGCAGTTATCATCACAGATTGTTCAAAATTCTAGTTCTATATCACTGGTTACAAACAGTATTAAAAGTATTACCGACAATATAAGTGGTCTGGCCACGAAGGAAGAAATTTCACAGTGGGCTAGATTTCAGGATGGTGTATTAGAACTAGGTGCAAGCAATAGTCCCTTTGCTGTTAAATTATCTAATACGGAATTAGGATTCTATCAAAATGGAAGCAGAATAGCATATCTGTCAAACCAACAGCTTAACATTGAATATGCCATTGTAATGACAAAATTAAATATCGGAACGTTCAGCTGGAATTATGATGCTACTGATGGTCTGACATTAACTTAGGAGGTGTGTGAATGGCAACTTTTGGAACAAGTAATAAATATATCGTATATTCCTTGAATTCACAAGAATTACAAATCGATATAGACAATAACCGCTCATTAGTCCGTGTATGGGTTGATGTGTGGCGTACTAATACAGGTTATACTACTTATGGTAGCGGTACGGTATATTGCGGAATCAACGGTACGGTATATACAGCTGGAATCACAAGCTCGCAAAAAATAACTTCCTCAGCTATTCGTTTAGGTACATGGGATGTTTGGATTCCACATGATGGTGATGGGTCAAAGACAATCTGGGTAAGCGCACGAATAGATCACAGCCAATTCACAGCATCAGATCAGGGCTATAATCATACTTTATCTACTATTCCTAGAGCAAGTGATGCAAGTATTAGCTATAGCGGATATATTGGTGATAATCTGACTGTTAATATAAGCAGAAAATCAAGTTCATTTACTCATTCTGTATATCATGATTTTGTGGCCGGAACATGGACACAAGTGGCGACTAATGTAGGAACAAGCTACACTTTTCAAACTCCTTTGGAATGGCTGAATAGAATCCCAAATTCAGCAGGGAGTGCTGGACGTATTCTTGTTAGGACGTGGAACGGTGGATCTATTGTAGGTGATAAAATATATAATTTTAATGCAAATGCAAAGAACACTGTGGTACCGACTTTTACAAGTGTAACAGCAAGTGCAGTAAATCCATTTGGGTCACTCTATCTGCAAGGAAAATCAAGTATTAAATTAACAATTAACGGGGCATCAGGAGTATATGGAAGTACTATTAAAACTTACAGTTATAGTGGTGGAGATTACAGTTATAGTGGTGATAAAAATACATATACCACCGGTGTGGTTGATAAAAGCGGTGATATAACATTCACTGCAACGATTACTGACAGTCGAGGAAGAACAGCAAGTAAAACGGTTAAAGTCACGGTTACTGCCTATACATTGCCGACATTAACGTTTGAAACATACAGATGCGACAGTTCGGGAACTAAAGATATAATCAAGGGTACTTACATTTATGTTAAGCCTACATTTACTTATTGTATTATAACAGGGAATGCAATAAAAACTAAAAGTATAAAAATCAACAATACAAGTAAATCAACTGCGTTTAACAGTGGACAAGGATATGTATTTGGGACATATCCGCTACGCTCAACACACGAGGTAGAAGTATCAATAACAGACAATGTAGGAAATACAGTTTCAGTAACACATGAAATAGGTATTGGTAAAGTTATATTCAATGCTCCGCCACACAAAAACGGTGTCGGTTGGGGGCGTTATTGTGATAAAGAAGAAGAATTTCAAATTGGTTATGATTTGAATGTATTTGGAAGATTTTTAATCGACGATGTAGAACAGCCCGTCTTTGAACTGGTTGAAACTGTTGATTTAGAAATATAGGAGGAATGAAAAAAATGTTGATAAAATCAATTAAATCTCGAAAATTCGGGGGGGGGGTACTTTTAGAAATTTATTTAAAAATTCTTCTAATTGTATCTTATACCCTAAGAAAAATGGAGGTGCGGTCTACTAGCGAAAGGTCGCACTTGGTGTGTTTATGAGTATAGATTTATTCAAAATGTTCAATGATGGACAAAGGATACGCAGACAAGACATATTACGTAGATTCAGTACTAGTGAGCAATTTACTGGAGATTATTGGGTAGATGGTAAAAAGATTTATCAGAGAACTTGGGCTATAGGTACACAAAGTGGTAATTCAACAGCTACTATTTCCTTGAGTAGTGCAAACATAGATCAAATTTGGTTTGATATGGGCAACAGTTATTACATTGAATCCGGAGGAGCTTCAGATACTGGTAATAGATGGCCAATTAATGGTAACTTTGGTGACCTAAATGCTAGTGGCTTTACGATCAATGGTCGAGGACCTTGGTATACACCTAGCAATAAACAACTTTACTGGTACGTCCCAAAATCAGGGTGTAAAAATGCGTATATTACTTTTAGATACACCAAAACGTAGATATTATGAATGGCAGTACAATTGTTTGATTTAATAACCGGATTGAGACTAAGAAAAAAGAATATTCACTTTCAGTATTCAACTAAGGAACAATTCACTGGGGAATATTGGCTTGATGGCAAAAAGATTTATCAAAAATCTTACAATTTAGGGACTATTAATGCTTTTAGAAAAATAGAAAATATCGCTAATTTTGATAGAAATATAAGATATGAATTTTCAATGAGAGCTAACGATAAAATAAGCGGTGTAAATGGTATAGTAAACACTGACTTATTTGTCACTACAGGTGGAGATGTTTACATCAACACTAATGGAAACACTAGATACGATGTAGTATTGACATTATGGTACACGAAAAATTAGAAGAACAAATTTCTAAAAGTCATAACTTATATGGCAAGAACAAGTAAAAATATAGAATTTATAAAAGATAAAGTTGGAAAGTTGTTTATTAAAGCAAATTCAATCGTAACAAATGATAATGTTTCTATAGAAGATAAAATTAAAGTTAGAGAAATTATAGTTTCTGGGAATACGGGCGGTGGTGCAGCTTTTGCGACAGAAATAGATGCTACAAAATACGTGGTACTATGCTGTTATCCTACAAATGATATAACATACAGTGTTACTCCATTTGTTATGAACAACAGATATTATTTTAGTGTTTCCATAGCAACTTTTATTGTAAATGATAAATATGGAATGTTGGGTGTTTTTAATACTAATGTTGAGATTAAAGTATTTTATATCAATAAATAATGAAGATGAGGTATGAATTATGATTAAAACACATGAATTAGATGTTACAGCAAGTAAATTCAGCCAATTACTTGAAACAAATTATATGATTTTAAAACAATCAAGTTATGAGCAGAACGATTATATTTTATTTAGAGAAATCGAAACTGTCGAAGAAGAAGTCGATTATACTTCGAAATCACAGTTAACACAGATTAAATCATTAATTATAGATGAAGGTATCAAGGAAGGCTATGTATTAGCTGTACTTAATAAAATTTAAACTGAAGGTGAGGAAAATGAAAAAAATGAATGAATTATTTAATAACTTAGCAACTGCTAAGAATTTTTTATGTACTGCAATTGGCGCAACTGGTGCAGCCTTGTTTGGTGCATTAGGCGGATATACACCAACTCTATCTTTTTTGATTGGTGCAATGGTTGCTGATTATATTATTGGTATTGTTGTTGCAGTTTTAAAACTAAGTAAAAAAACGGAAACAGGAGGATTGAATTCGAGTGTAGGTTTTATAGGTCTTGTGAAAAAGGGTGGTATCTTGGTTATGGTGTGGATCGGATACCAGGTGGATGTAACTTTTAATTTGAATATTGCACGGCATATGATTATTTTAGGTTTTCTAGCCAACGAAGTTATTAGCGTAATTGAAAACTTAGGACTACTTGGCGTAGTTAAAAATGATGCGGTAATTAAGGTAATTGATATTTTGAAAAAACAAACAAATATAACTGATACAGATAAAGAAAGTGAGGATAAATAACATGAACATTATTGAAAAGACATATAAATGGGTCAGTGGCTTAAGCAAAAGAAAAAGCACTAAAAGAATTATCTTACATCATGCTGAATCAAAGTCATGTACCGCTGATGATATTCACAAGTGGCACCTAGCTAACGGTTGGGCCGGCATCGGCTATCATTTCTTTGTTAGAAAAGATGGATCTATCTATCGTGGACGCCCCGAAGATACTTTAGGCAGCCATGCAAAGGGTGCAAATAGCGATAGTATTGGGATTTGTGCTGAAGGGAGTTACATGAAAGAAACAATGCCAGAAGCCCAAAAACAAGCTATTAAAGAGTTAGTTGCCCATCTAAAAAATAAATATGGTATTACAAAAGTACAAAGGCATAAAGATGTAACATCTACTGATTGTCCAGGTAACAACTATCCATTTGATGAAATTGTGAATGGATCAACATCGACATCAACTCCACAACTAACCCCTCAACTAGGAAGCAGCTATGATAACTGGGTAGCAAGATTACAGGAAGAACTAAATAGTCAATTTAAAGCTGGTTTAGTTGTAGATGGTATTAGCGGACCTAAAACTTTAGCCGCCTGCCCACAGGTTAAAAAAGGTGCAAAAGGAAATGTTACACGCTTAATTCAAGAACGATTAAATAGTGTTGGCTTTAGTCTAGGGGTAGATGGTATTTTTGGAACTGCAACTTATAACGCTGTAAAAGTTTTCCAACGTAACCGTGGATTAAGCCAAAATGGTATTGTTGGTAAAAATACATGGAACTGGCTTTTAAAAGGAACTAAGATGTAATTATGTTTAGCAAAGAATTACAAGATGGTGTATTCTATGAATAAAGTTTATCTAAAACACGGTGCTGAAGATATTCAAGGGAATCGCCTAAATATACGGTTGGAATATATCCTAGTTGCAATGGGCCAAACTCACAGTGTTATAAGCAACGGGTACCATGATATACACGTAAACAATAAATATATAAAAAGAAAACCTAGGTCGTAGTGATCTAGGTTTTTTGTATAATGATTCAACAAAAATGTTGACAAATTAATCAAGATAGTGTATTCTAAGAGTAGAGATATGAAATATAATGTATTAATTTAATTATAGGGAAGAAAGATGGAGGAGATAACATGTTAACCGAATTTGGAAAGGTACTTAGAAAAATAAGAATCGATCATAACGAAATTTTAAAAAATATGGCTGATAAACTTGATGTTACAGTTTCATATTTATCTGCGATCGAAAACGGAAAAAGAGAAGTGCCAAACGGTTGGGTTGAAAGAATTGCACAATTTTATGATTTGTCTGAAAATGATATTAACATTATGTATGAAGCGCTGTACAACAGCAAGAAGAAAGTTAGTATAGATTTAGAAAACCTAAATGGTAGCAAGAGGCAAGCCGCAATTGCTTTTGCTAGAGAATTTAATGATCTTTCTGAGGAAGATGTTAGAGATATTTTAAAAATGCTAAAAAAAATGAAGGAGGTATAAATAAGAGATGACAGATTTTTGTGAAGCAATACCATTATCAAATGCTACAATTCAATCGATGGTTAGGAGGTTAAAGAAAAAACTTGGTATTAAACGAGATGAATACGTAAATGTGCTAGAGATACTTGAAAATAAATTGCCCGATATGTATCCAAACTTTTGTTTAGAAATAATTCCAAAAGAAAAAATGCCTAATAAACATGGACTCACTATTCCTGAGACTAATGAAATTAAGATTAGGGAGGATGTTTATGAAGGTGCATTTAATGGCAATGGTAGGGATAGATTGACTATCATGCATGAAATTTTTCATTTTATTTTTCATAGAGGCAACAATATTATAAGACATTATGGATTTGCTAGGATGGAAAAAAAGCTACCTGCATATAGAAATCCCGAATGGCAAGCTAATGCATTCGCTGGCGCATTTTTAATGGATGAGGAAACTATAAAAAATCTTACTATTAGTGAGATTATGGATAAATATGGAGTGACATATAGTGCCGCCGTTACACAAAAATCAAAAATACATTAAGAAAATTGGTATAATGACTATTAATAATAGTTTTTATATAAATAAAAAACCAAACAAATTAATGTTTGGCCTGCCAATATTAAAAAAATATGTGGCTGAATACTTATTCTGACAAATACAGTATAGCATAATTTTTCAAATATTCAAGCAGGAACTTGACGAAAGGAGTTTCTGAGATGGATAAATCAAAAAAAGGTTATATCTTTGTAAAACACTATACTCGAAATGGTGTTACTTACTACGCAAAGGACTATGGGAAAAAAGCATTTCGTATTCCTGTAAGTTCTTTGAAAAAGGGAAGATAGAATAAAAAAAGATATTGTTTAGCCCAATATCTTTTTTTGTTTGAAATATCAAACACAACTTCTAGGCGCGGTTATGATTTTTATGAAATACATTGCTTCAACTGTTCTTGTAGCTCAGTTTATATTGGTCTACATAATAGGACATAATTTTTTTCGTAGGGGGAGGGGAATTATGTTCTTTTTGGTTTTGAAAAACGTCCTAAAATGTACTAAATAAGTAACAAATAAGTAACAAATCGCCTGAAACCCGCATTCTAGCGTGTGTTTTTTTTCAAGACTTGAAATTTTTTCATGGTTTATTAAAAATAATGAGCTTTACGATTAGTCCGTTAATCGGTTAAATGACTAGTATTTATTAGGATTTGTATTATTTTTATAGATTTTGTAAATATCATTAGAACTTAGATAATATAAAGATTATTTAAAATAAAAAAATATTTTTATGATATAATAGCTTGTGGAGGAGAGGATAATGCAACAATTAAAGAAATTTATTTGTTTATTACTATTTCTTTTTATAATGACAGCCTGTCAAGAAAAAATAGCATATGATAAGGAATGGGCGGCAAATTTTGCACAGCAGCAAGTTAAGGCTATGGATGGATATCGTCTGGAGGGAGTATATTTTTATCAAGGAAATCATATTAGGGTAAATGATCAAAAGGTTGGTAAGGCAGTTGTCGTGAAAGCAGTAGTTAGATACTATGATGTTTTTAAGGATCCAAACAAATATGAGCTTGTTTCTGTTTTTGATGAATCAAACATTGATTTAGCAGGACAAGGATATATTTACGGTGAAGATGGAGATAGGTTATTAGGGGTCGATCAAATAGATGTTTATGATTCCAATCAACCAATTAAGTATCTTCGGGCTATGGATGATAAAGACATTAGTGAAGTTAATCGAAAATTAAATACTGTGCAAATAAAATAAAAAAGCATCTTTAAATTGTTCCCTATAGAGTAAACACGATAAATGTGTTTTCTATAGGGTCAGTTTAGTATGATGCTTTTAGTTTACCAATTTTTTATAATGCCTTTTACTAAAGTAACTAGGTCTTTTTCTGCTTTATTAGCCGCTTCTACAACTTCTTGGTGATTTAATTCTTGGTTTGAAAGTCCTGCGGCTTTATTAGTGATCAACGAAATTCCCAGAGTTTTCATATCACAGTGACGAGCAACAATGGCTTCTGGTACAGTGGACATTCCCACTGCATCAGCACCTAAGGCTCTATATGCTAATATTTCTGCTGGTGTTTCATACATTGGGCCTTTAAAAAAAGCATAGACACCATCTTTTAAACTAATATTATTGTCATCGGCAACTTGATGAGCAAGTTTTCCTAATTTTCGATTATAGACTTCACTCATATCTTTAAAACGAGGGCCGAATTCATCGAGATTAGGACCACGTAGTGGGCTTGGGGCAAATAAACCAATATGATCTTTAATCAGCATAATTTGTCCAGGATTTAAATCTTCACGGATTCCTCCGCAAGCATTAGTTAAAATTAAATTATCAATTCCCAGTCTTTTAAATACACGAATTGGCAGTGTAACAATATCCATGTCATTGCCTTCATAATAATGAAAACGTCCTTTCATGGCAATTACTGTTTTATTTTCTAATGTACCGATAATTAACTTGCCGGCATGTCCAATGAGATTAGAAATCGGGAAATGGGGGATATCGCGATAATCTAATTCGATAGGATTTTCAATTTCATCTGCAAGTGGGCCTAGACCTGAACCGAGAATGATTGCTAAATCAATTTTTCCATGATATTGGGTCTTAATATAGTTTGTTGCTTCATTGATTTTAATGTACAT